TGCGATTTTCAGCTTGCTATTTGTTGTGTCAAAGACGATGGTGCCAACTTCTTTGTCGGAGGTGTTTACAGCGTCAGTAATGTCAGCGATTGCAGCGGCGGTCGTGCTATAGAGGATCACGTAACCAGTTCTAGCGTCGATGCCGCCAGTAGTATTGCCTTGAAAGCCGTTAGTCGAGATGACTGGGCCTGTAAAAGTAGTATTCGCCATTTGAAAATCCTCACATGCGAGTTAATTTAGGGTGTATCTGTCTGCATGTCGTCAGCCGGGACTGTCAGATACACCGGATGACCCCGGTATTGTTACTATACACTATTTCGGACGTAAGTGTGCAAGACTTAAGCAAAAAAAGACCCGCCGGTAGCGGGCGGGCCACAATCTTCAAAGGAGATAAATTATATGAAACAAGATAAATGATATGAAACAAATATCCGGTACTACCATATCACTCAACGTTGTGTTGGTAAATGGTTTTAATCCACCACATAAACATGTCGTCCCCTAGGGTGTGTTTCATGGTATTCACGCGGTTCGCCACTAACTGTACGTTTTTCCGTACATACGGGCCGCTAGCAGTAATTCTGTCTATGGAAGCGTTAAAGTCTCGCTTCTTGCCATCCCCGTAGGCCCCGTTCCTTTGGTGGGTCATAATCACGCCCGATATAGCGCATCGCCCCCCTTGCTCGTGCCATAGGGCTACAACGTCTTCTGTGGTTAGATCGTACTGGACGCCCTGCTTAATTCGCTGGGACCGTAGTTGAACGTTTAAAATGTGGAGGTAGGATTCGGGGCTGGCGGAGGCTTTTTTCGCCCGTTTAGCATTTATGCAGGGTATACAAACGCGCCGTGTCCCCCGTGATGTATATTCAAATTCGGCTGTAGATTTAGTTTCACCACAGTCGATGCAAGTGCGGGTGGGTTCAGATTTGGCTTTAGGCATATACACCTCCTACTAACCAAAAAGAAAGGGGGCCGAAGCCCCCAATCCTAGTACTGCTTTTCTTCTTAAGAAGAACCGGGCGAACCGAAGATGCCCAGCGGGTCAGATACACCGAAGCTGTAACGCTCACGGGCCTTGTACCGGCTGTTTCCGGTATCGAAATCGGCATCCATTGAGGTTTGCATCGGAGTGCGCACGAAGTGCTTCAGACCGTTAGGTACGTCGGTCATCAAGAACCAAGCGTTGGTATCAGTCAGATAGTGGTTAACAGTGTAACCTTCTGGAATTGAACCGTTTGACTTGATTGCGTTGATGTCGTTATCGGCTGTAGCCACACGCAGCTCAGTATCCAACAGGCGGGTAGCAACGAATTGCAGCGCAGGTGGGATAACCAGCTTACGAGGCTTGGCAGCGATAAGCAGACCGCGCTCATCAGTCCAACCAGCAATCTGAATTACAGCAGCTTCCAGAGAAGTCTCGTTCAGATCGGCGCCGGTAGTAGGACGGTTTGAGTTGGTACCACCAGAAACAAGCGGGTGGTCAGTCGCACACAATACTTTACCGTCGCCGTAAGTTACGCCTGAACCAGTAAATGCGTTGTTGAGGATGCTAGCACCCTTAACTTGCTTAGTGTACGCCATTGCACGGGCCAGAGCCTTCGTATAACGAGAAGACAGAGAATCGTAGAGGTTATCTTCGATTGCTTCTTCAGTCAGCGAAAAGCCCATCGCGATTGTTTCGTGGGTGTATCGAGCAGTCCACGCTTCTTGGGCGTTGTCGTAGTCGATGGCGGAACCTTCACCCTTAACAGGCGCAGCGCCAAAGCCGGACAACTTGGTTTCTTCCTCGAAAGAACGGTCAGAAGACTCGGTCTCGAAGATTTCAGCAGCCTCGTCACCATACTTCTCATATTCGAGACCAAAGAGGGCGTTAAGACCCGGTAATAGCTCCTTAAGGAGTTGCGCTCTTGAAATAGCCATTAGTCAATACTCCTTATATACCGACGTTGTTAGTCATCTGATGTGCGCCGGGGTTGAACTTAACCAGAATATCTGGGTTTGACTCGGTCAAATCAGATACCGCCGCTACAACACGGAATGCGGCAGCAGTGGTTACAGTCGCGCCAACGACAGCAGAAGTTGAGTTACCGGTAGCTGTGTCCCCAGTAGAGGTGGTTTGAGCGGTAGTGAAGTACACATTCGCACCAATATCAGACTGGTCCATAGCAGCGTTAGCTTGGCACTGGAACAGCACGTTGGGGTCGTCAACAACGTAGGCTTTGATAGCTCCGCCGTTAGCAGTACCGCTGGGGTAATACTGGGCAAAGATAGTCTGGCCTTGGGCATTGACATATTCACAGCCGACGAAAACGCCGATTGCGCCCACACCACTGGTACCACTAATAGAATTAGAGGTCAGGTCAGCACCTGTACCAGTAGCAAGGGCAATATAACCGTCCGCACCGATGATAACGACTTGGCCATAGAACAGGTTAGTCGCTTCACCCGCAGGGTCGATCAGGTACTGAGAGGTAGCGCCAGCATAGGGCATACCGTCAGCACGTTTTACAGGCTTAAGCCCGTAAGGGGTTGAAGATGTAGCCATTGTAATAGCTCCTAAAATTTAGTTTCCAGAGCCGAAAGTAACCTTCGTTTTTCTCTCGTGAAACAAGGGCATACGAGGGTCATTCTCGCGCATCAAGTTATTGTCCACGGAGCGCATCTGCGATTCAGTCAGTTGCTGATAATACTCGCTACGCTCTTGGACAAGCTCTTCTGGGGCCTTACACAGCATCAAGCCGCCCACAATAATATTATCCTTAAACCGTGCGTCAGTTACGGCATCGGTAAATATCTCGGGGTGGTCCGCCGCTTTTACTGGCTCCCAGCCTTCGCGTATTTTCGAGGACACATTAGTAGCGTCAGACTGACCGTTAGTCGATATACGAACCCAACGGTATACATAACCGTCTTCCGGCGTGGGGTTTGGCAACACTTCAGGTCGCGTCCAAGCCTTCTTACGAACGTCTTTGCGCTCGCGGGTTTCCAGTTCTCTATCAAGTCTATTCTGGGCCATTATTGTTTCCTCATCAGTGCAGCCTGTTGTTTGGCGTAATCCTCCAACGGTACCCCAAGTTTTTTCGCAATAGCAATCTGTGATTGGGTGAGCCTAATCTTCTTAGGCGCTGTGCTCCGCGTAGCGGGTGCAACCACGTTGCTCGATTTCTTGGCCGGTACTTCTGGTTCGTCTTCTATTCCGTCATCAAACTGATCGGGGAATACTTGTCGCATACGAGTGTTGATTTTCTCGTAGTATTCGTCCGAACGGGGGTCAACCCCGTCTTTCGTAAGTTTGTTGTGTAACCCTAACGCAAACGCGGTCATCTCGTCGTCAGAACCGAACCATGGGTTATCGTCGCGCCATGCTTCAGCCTTCTCGTCCCGCTGAACTTCTTGCGGTCGGGGTACAGATACTTCTCTTTCTACAGCATTACTTGTTGATTGTAAAGAAGTTCCCTCTTCCTTAACTACACGCGGTTTCAGCGCATTTACCTTATCCATACGGATTTGCGCAGTATTCAGTGCTTGTTGGGCTTCCAGCAGCGCGTCCGGCTCGCCAGACTCGTACGCTTCCTTGTACTGCCGCTTCGCCATGTTTAGCTCAGACTCAACCTGCTTTTTGGCAGACTCAATCAACGCGTTATGGCTTTGGTCCGACTTCCCTTTTAGCTGCTTATTTTCTTCAACAAGCTGTTTTGCATACGCCTCAAGGGCTTCCCGTTCACGCAAGGCCGCTTCTTTGGCCCTACGCTCGTCATGGTACCCCTTGCTGAAATGCTTAATCCGGTTCTTAACTTTCTCGGAGTAGTTTTCCAGCTCCTCGTCAGTTACTTCTTTGGGCGGCTCAGACGGCTCACGCCCCCGGTCTTCAGGAGGTGTATCGTCCTCTACCTCGATTTCTACATCACCCGCCTTGATGGTCTTATCATCTTTGCCGGGTTTCTTCATTGCTTCCCGACCCACAGCCGCTTCTACTTCTAGGGTGTCGTTATCTTCTTCATCAAGCGCTACCTCAATTTCGGCGGCTGCTCTTGCTTCTTCATCTGGGTCTGGGAAATCAAACTCTACTTGTTGCCTAGGCATTGTTTACTCCTTATGCGCGAGATATAGCTCTCGGGTTTGGGACGACCGCTTGTATCGAATCGTCGTTCATTAGCCGGTACTCTTGCCTGCCTAACTTAAATCGAGTGCCGGTGTTTGCTCGGAACATCACATAATCCCCGGTTTTACACCAAGGCCCTGTGGGGAACCGGTCTTTATCGTTATAGGCTTGATCGCCCATATCGAGAACTAGCCCAATAGTAGAAAGGATATGCTCATCACGAAGCGTCTGACTGGACTTAACCAACCCCGAATCCCCGTATGTTTCCTCTACATTAGGTAGTGCTATAAGGACGTGGTAGCCCGTTGGTTTGGGTATCGCCTCCTCTAGTTCTTTCTGCTCTTGCTCCTGCTTAGCTATTTGCTCCGCCCTTTTTACTTCAAGCGGGGTAAGCTCAAGTGCTTCAGTCATCGTCATCTTC